CCGCACCCAGTTGTTTTAACCCCTGTCCAAACATTCTCATTTGATTAGCCGCATTGTCTTGAGTTCTAGCAAAATCGCCCTGAGAATTGGCTGTTTTAGATAAAATATATTCATATCTTAAATTAACCTTTTCAGCTTGCGACATACTTTTGATATTCTTTTGAATACCTTGATCCATTGCAAACAGTTTTAAGTTTGCCTCAGTCATAACAATCCCTAATTTTTTAAGGGATTCGGTTTCACCTGTAAAAACTCCAGCTAGTGCGGTTGTAGCTTGTGCAACACCAATATTTTTAAATGATGCTAGATCCCCAGCTAAACCAACCATTGAGGTACTCATGTTTGCGGCATTATTAGCAGTTATTCCCATTGAAGTCCCCATATCGCCAAAAAGAGCAGCCATGTCAAGCGCTGAACCTTCAGCAATTCCAAATTGTGTTAGTGTTGTTTTAGCAAAATCTCTAACTTTATTGGATGATTTTCCAAATGAAACATCAACCTTGTTTAAAGATTCCTGGAAATCACTAGCTAATTTAATAGAAGCGCCAGCCGCAAGGGCAATAGGGAGCGTTAATTTTAATGATAAGTTTGCTCCTACCTGTTTTGCTTTTTTACCAAAAGCCGACAGCTTAGAAGTCGCTGTATTTAATGAGGAGGTTAATTTTGAGGCATCCCCAATTAATTGCACTCTTAACTTACTATCTGCCATATAATCTAATTTTATTCAAAAATACGAAAAAAATAACCCCTTATTTTAGAGGACTATTTTTATAAACTTTATTTTTAAAAGCTATCATTTCCTCTTTTGTAGATTTTGGCTCTCCTTTATTTAAATAAACATCTTGAGGCAAAGGGAATAATTTTTCTGGTGTAATCATTTGCCCTCTTTTATTACAGTTTACATTAAATAACATCATAGCTAAATAACGGGTTTGCTCCCATTGAATATTAGATCTAATCATATATGCCTCTCCTAATAGCTGATTTTCTTTCCAAGTATTAATCCAAAAGTCAGATGGTTGGATGCCAACCTGTCCAATATAATAATCTAGTAATGAGTTAAAATTGAGTTGGCTGTTTACTTTCCCACTTTAGTGGTTTTTTTAATATTTCTAGAAACCCCCATATTAAGATCGTTCCCTAATATTCTAGATTCCATCATTGACTCAACCATTTCATTTAATTTTTCTGCTTTGAAATCCTCTAACCACATACCAACTTTGAACTGGTTATAATCAATTTCGTTTCCCTGCTCTTGGTCATATGCTTTTAATCCTGAATAAACTAATGCTCTAATACTTGAAATAGAAACCCCATCAGAAAAAACCTCTCCAATTTTTTCTAAAGAAATATTTAATTCATCTGTAAAGTTCGCCCAAAAATTCATTGAAAAATGCATGGTACGGGATTTCCCGCCTAGCTTAAGGGTGTAGTACCCTCGTTTCTTGTTTGCCATAATGTTAGTGTATAATTATAGGGTATAGTTTCCTCAAGCTATACCCAGATTTTTATTTATCTAATTTTTTTTAATTAGTTCCTTTGGTAATCGCTCCAGTTGTAGTAATAGAACCTGAATAAGTTACAGGGGATTCCATTTCTGCGCTCATTTCAACTGAAGAAATATAACCCTCACCTAGATAATGCTCATCACCTGCTTCAGTTGTTCCAAATTTCCAGTCAACTTTTGTTCTAGCAATAAGCAAATCCGCTGATTCAATAGCATTATTTGCATCATCATAAGCAACCAATCCCTCAAAACTAATTTCACCACTTTTAACTCCTGCAATAACCTCTTGAAACCCAGAGCTGTCTTTTGTAGTAGCTTCAGGTAAATCATTTGATAATGAAAGTGAACACGATGTTGAATGCCCTATGGCAGCAACCGCTACACCATCAGCTGCAAATTTTAGAATTAAATTAGTTCCGTTAAAAACTCCCGTAGTAGCCATATTTTGTAATTTTAATAGTTAATTTTTACAAATATACAAATAAAAAAATTTATACATCTTGCCATTCAGATGAGATATTTTCCCATAGTTCAAAAACATTTTCCCATGTTCTACCATCTAAAAAATCAGTAATTGAAAAAATGCCAGTTAAGTTTATTTCTATATTAAAACTAGTGGCATTTTCAAACTCTGCGGTTTCATCCACTGTAGAAATATAACCTTCACCCCTTAAAATTAATCTAGTATCTGTTGGCTGTTTAAAATAAAAAACTGCTTTTTGCTTAGTAATTAGCATATCAACAATTTCATCAAAATTTAAAGAATCTGAATAATCTGTTAAACATTCGCAGTTTATAGTTCCAGATCTAACGCCTGTAATCACTTCGGTCCAACCAGCGCTATCCTTATTTGTAGCATCTGGCAAATCAACATTAATATTAAATGAGGTGCTTTTAGAATGCCCTATAACAGTAGTACCTTTTAATAAAAGAAAACTATTGCTATTTATTACTGACATTATTTAATATTATCATCCTCTTTAATATCCTCATATTCCCCTGTTTGTAGATTAACAGAGATTTTCCCATATGAATCCTCAAGCTCTTTTTTTAAATCTTGTTGTTGTTTGTCTAGTTTTTCCATTTCTGAAATTAAAGATTTTCTATTTTTTTTAATTCCATGTTTTTGCAGTACTGAAAATCCTAAATTAGTAATAACTTGATTGATTTTGTTTTGATTTTCTTGTAATGGTTTTAATTCCTTTTCCTCTAGTTTGCTCATTATATTATGTTTATTATTTACTTATTTACTTAATTTAATTCCCGTCAATCCCAGTCAATCCCAGTCAATCCCAGTCAGGAGTGAAATATTCATCCACTGGGTTTTTTATAAGATCTATTTTTTTGTCACATCTTTCTTTTATAGCATCAACATCCAACCCATTATTTAACCATCCAACAACATCATCTTTTGTTAAATTTTCATATGGAATAAAAGGATCATCAGGGTTATAAATAACTCCTAAAGTACCTATTTCATTTGTCTGAATTTCTTCATCATCCTCATCACACACTTTATATATCCAATATACTGTAAAAACTACATTATCTAACCCATCCTCATGTATTTTAGCGACCAACCTGTTAATTCGCCAAGAGTAAATATTTGCCATAATTTTATTTTTTACAAATTTAGTAATTTATTTTAACAACTGCCTGAATTACCTACTGTTCCAGCAAATCCACCTCCACCTCCTAAAATTTCAACCCATGTTCCATCAGTACCTCCAGAACTAGGATCAAATAATTGATAAAATCCCGCTGCCGCTACAGTGGTGCCATCATAAGTAGTGTAAACCTTATCACCCCCTACTGGTAGCGTAGAACTCCCATCATGCCAGTATATTGTTGCGCTTATTGTATATGAACACGCTGTTGAACTGCTTGAAATATTATAAGCAAATCGCATTTCCCTTCTTATTAGTGTTTGATTATATCCAAAAAACTCACTCATTTTAAGTGGATTTGAGCCATCAGGTCGCCTATTTCTATAGAAATTAGCGGATTGAGTATTTAATAAATTAACAGCTGGGTAACTATTTCCAGATCCCCCCGCACTTCCACCAGCTAAAGCACTTAAATCTTTTAGTGATATTGGATTTGACATTGAATAGCTTGATGTGTAATCTTGCCCAACTCTCTCTCTAGCTAATCGAACCATTTCCATTCCAGGATCCCCCATTTCATCATATGTAGGTACCGCCATAATTATTAGTTTTTACAGTTACAATTACAATTATTTTTTTTTAACTCATCAATTTCTGCTTTTAATTCTTTTACTGCTTCAATTAGATATCCAGTTAAATTTCCATAAGCGACACCTAAAGTTTCATTAGTTTCAAGAACCAATTCAGGAGCTATTTTTTGAAGTTCTTGAGCAATAACACCAGATCCATTTCTGCCAGTATCTTTTCTTGTAAAACTTACACCACGCATATCAAACACTTTAGAACCATCTAATGTTTTAATATTTTTCTTTAATTTTTTATCAGAATAAGCAATAATATCTCCGCCAGCGGTTATAGTAGTTCTAAATGTAGCTCCACTACTTTCATTTAAACTTAATTCTAAATGTCCAGAACCAGTTCCGCCAGTATAAAAATCCATTGTATCACCATTATGAGAATATATAATTCTCCCTGCATTAACTCCATTATCTTGAAAGCTAATGATACCACTTCTATTTACTGTTTCACTAGTCAAATATAGGGTTGGATCGCCTCCTGATGATGTTTCTATTTTTAAAGAAGTATCTCCAGCAGTTGAATTATATAAATGCAATATCTCATCAGCCGAATCAGTTCCTATTCCCATACGCCCAGTATTATTAATTGATACATCACAAAGCCAATCGCCAGAAGCATCATCTGCGGTACTTCTTCCAAACTCCATTTTGCCCTGATTATTTAAAATCGCTCTATTATAGGTTGATGTCTGTTTACTCCAGATAATTCCTCCACCACCCGAATCCCCCGCATCAAGCATTAAATATCTGGACCATCCATGACCAGTATATCGGGTTTGTGAAGCAACATTTGAAATAGTTAATTGAACGGGTGGATCCGTATGCCCAATCCCGACCTTTCCACTTTGCTTAAATCTAATAACCTCTGAATTTGTGTTTATCGTTACATCATTTGAAGTATCTGATGCGCCTCTAATAGCACCATAGTTACTATTATCACTATTTCTTAATACAAGCCAATTTCCACTTTGTATTTGTATTTTACCTGCTACATCTAATTTTTCGGAAGGCACATCTTCTCCGATTCCAACATTTCCAGAAGTATCTATAACAAAATCATTACCTGTTAAATCATTTGCAATATTAAATTTTCCATCTGCAACGTGACCTACACCAATATAATAATCAGCATGACCGTAATGATTCATCTGTAATGAAGATTTATCATCAGAGGCATTTCCTCTCATGTAGATTAAATTATTACCACTATTTGTTGAAGCTGGATCAATTTGTATATCTTGAGCATCTGGTCCTAAAGATAATCTACCAGCACTATCGATACCCATTCTTAATGCATTAGCCGTGTACCATTGATGACTATCTACAGCAGTTCCAGTTCTATTAACTACATAAGCATTTTGAGCTGAAACATGAGCATCTGTCATTGTTTGTAAAACATATTGACTTCCTGCTGGGTATATTGCATAAACTTTTTCATCTGTTCCTGCGTTACCATCTTCTAAAATAAGTTTTGGATCATTAGATTTTAAATGCAAAATGTTTTGAGGCGCACTCGTCCCGATCCCGACATCACCGTCATTTGTAATACGCATTCTTTCATATAATGCAGCTGCTGCTCCCGCTGTTGTAGCAGGGTTTGTATACCAAATAAATACACCACCATCATTTACAGCTAAACCACCCGCTGTTGTATTTCTTGTCGTCCATGACGCAGAAGTATTAAAATATAAATTTTGTGCTAAAGTAACTCCAGTAGTTGTACCATATATTGCTCCACCGCTATTTAATTCTAAAACTCTATATGCAGAATACCAAGCATTAGGAGTTACCCCGATCCCGACGTTTCCAGAACTGTCAATACGCATTCTTTCTACAGCAGCTGTTGAAAATCCTAAAATATCTGTACCCATACTGGTCATACCAGTTCCAGTATCTCCATAAAATCCATAAGTTGGATATGTTACATTTCCAATTGCTGCTGATAATTGCCAACTCCTTGTTCCACTAGCATCATAAGCATCACCAGCGGCTGTTAATGTAATATTTCCAATTGTTACATTGCCAGCATTAGATATATTTAAAACCTCTGTTCCATAAATAGAATCATTTAACATTCTCATACTAAATGATGGTGTACCATCAGTACCTTCTCTTTTTCCGCCAATAGCTACGCCATAATTATTTACTGTACTAGTACCAAAAATCATATTTGTATATCCACCTGAATCTGTGGTTGCTGATGGATGTAACCTTAAAAATGAACTAGTATCTGCCTGATTTGTTATTTGTGCCTTTTCAATTTTACTTGTATCACTTATATTTATACTCCCTGCAAAAGTTGCAGCACCAGCGTTAGTTATATTTAGCGTATCGGTCCAACTACTGCCATTATATTGACCAAGTTTGAACGCTCCACTACCAGGATTATTTATTCTCAGCCATCCACCTAAATACAGGTATTTGGTTCCACTCACATCAATGTCACCTGAAAAAAGATTTGCACCCGTTCCTGACACAGTTATATTCCCTGCAAAAGTTGCTCCGCCAGATGCGTCGACAGTAAATACATCTGAACCACCACCAATACCTTGTGAGTT